TGGCCGTCAGAGGACCACTGGCTTTTTTCTATGTTCATATGCTTAATTTTATACTTATACATATAAAAAGGCAAATCGTAGTTGATTAGATTTAGTCGACTCGGCTTCCGTCGCCTTTAGCATTTCTGCCTTCTCCGACTTTATCCGATGACGCAGCAGATCTTTCAGAATCCCTGGCTCTAGTTTTTCCAGCTGTAGCCTTTTGGTCAGCGGCTTGCTGAGGTTTTAATTCAACCATTTCGTCTCCGCCATCTACTGGAATTAATCCCTTTCTAATTCTAACTTCATTAGGGGTAATTACCTGCATTCTAAGATATCTTTCATCTATTTGAGATTGAGTATCTTCATCTGTAAGAGTAAGCTCTTCAAATTTAATTTTTAGAGCGTCAGTCTTTTCTTCAATAATTGAATTAATTCTTTTCTCTAATCTCATTTGTGCTGGACGACAAACCTGCTCTTTAAATGTTTTGTCTGCGTCTCTGGCATTTGCCAAAGATACTCCCTCTGGAACACCAATTTTATTAATTGGGACTCTGTGGGCAAGCAATATTTCGTCTCTATTTGACTGTCTGTAAATATTAAATGATGACTCTTGTGCTCCAGCCTCGACTGGCTCCATTTTAAATTCAACTTTATTATCCTGTGTGTCTGCTGGCAAAGGTATATAAAGGGATCTGTGGTTTTTGCCTTTTAATCCAACCTGGAAAAATTCAAGCAATTTTCTTTCTGACTCTGGTGAAAGCTTTGCTCCCTTTACTGTAATAATATATCTTGGGACCGCCTTGTTTTCAAAGTAATCTAGGTTATATCTTCCAGCAAATTCGTTTCCAGCCAATGACATTTGAGCTGCAACAATATCTGGGATACCGTAATAGTTATTCATTGGAGTATACTTCTTCAAATGAATAATCTCATTTGGTCTATCTTCTGATTCTCCAATTGGGTTTACGGTTTCTGAATCTCCAAAGTTTCTAAAGAAAACAGCCTTGCCGTAAAGCAATTGCATAAAGCCATCTCTTAGTCTTCTAACACGCATTGTCTTAGCTGGGATGTGTCCTATATACCCAATGTCTCCGCCTGTAGTTCTTCCAATTTCAATATATCCGTTGCCTGTTGCCTCTAAGTCTGTATATACCTTTATAAGAGTCTCTGTAAAAGTATCTTCATCGTTCGTTGCATCTAGCCAGTCTTGTAAATCCTGCTTTAATTTATTTAGCTTTCTACGTGCTCTGTCTAATTGCTTATCATCTGATATTGCATCAAGGGCATCGTTTGTCTTTCTTGTTTCCATAAAGGAATATCCAAGACCGACAATGTTTGCAACTTTTGCATTGATAGCAGCGTAGTTGTAAGTTGAAACCTCATAGATTTGAGATAGGTATTCTAGGTTATATACTGGCTGAACAAGGTCAAACATTGCATATCCAGTAACCGCAGATTGCAATAGATTCTGTTGTGTTCCAGAACCATCTTTACCAGTAAATGATTTTGCAAAGTCTCTGTTTACTTTTCTTTTAAAGTTTGTTCCTAGACCTCTTACTTTTTTAAGGTCATCTATACCAATACCAAATGGGTCTGTGTGCTCTTTTTCTTTTTTAAATGAAAATAGATCTGAGCTATTTTTAACAGATACCTCGTATGTATCTTCTGTTCCGTCTTCTAAAAATTGTGTCATGTTACTGATCCCCCTCGTAAAACCTGGTCTTTATATTCTCCGATATCAAGAGGGTCTGGTGTAAGTCCCCATTTAAGTCTTTGGTTTTGATACTCAAACTCTTCGTCATCAATCTTTCTTCTTCCAGACAGAAACTTTGGTTTTCCTTCATATATTCCATAGTGTCTTACGGCATCAGCTAGAACGTTCATTCTAGATCTATTTCCTTTTACAGATGTTATTGAAAGAAAATTGCCATCATCGTCTCCGATCCATCGCCCATCTGGCATTTCCCATACGTATATGCCTAGGCGTGTTTCTTCAACAACTTCGCTTTTTTGGTTTAATATTTCCATATGTAAAACAGTTTATCATTATTCTTAGCAAAAGTCCAGCCTTGATACCACGACAATGCACTTTTTTTAAAAATTGTGCAACCTACTAGTCAAATAACCTTATGAAGTATGAGGTTCCGTCCTGACCTTGGGCACTTTCAGATATAGTCACTCCTGGGTCAGTAACAACCTTTGAGTTATCTGAGCAGTAGAGCCTGTAGTTATTTATTGCTTCTGCGGAGGTAAATGCCTTCTCATAAAAAGCTATATTATTGTATAGATTTGAAGTTCCATACTCCGTATCTAATTGATTTTGATTAAACTTAATATTTAGGGCTGACTGACTTAATACAATTACAATATGGTGGGCAACATCATTTAGCAAGAATGTGGATACATTAGTCTCTGATGTCCTATTTATACCATTTACGTATATAGCAGAAATGCCAGCTTTTGTTATTACTCCGTTTGCCGCCCATTTAATTGATGAGGATGCTGAAGAAAATAATACATTTTGTCCACCCCTTGGAGTAAAAAACATCTCTATTGTTCTTGGCTGAATAGAAAGATCTACAGAAAACCCATGGCCAGAATACATTGAAAGTCCGTTGTATTTATTTTGCATTCTTACTGGGTAATTATATTGTCCTACTTCATAGTCGTATGCTGAGTATATTTTTGATCCAGAATTATCTGCATAAAAATCTTTATTTGAATACATATCAATTTCTAGCTTATCAAAGTAAGGTAGGTCGAAGGATGAATCCTGTGTCGTCATTGTTACCCTTATATCTAATATTGGGCTTCCTGAGTTCTGGTTTTTGTTGTAGTATGGCATTGGAGAATTATTTTTGCAAACTACCCATGGCTGATTTGGGATTTGTATTTCAACCACAATATTGTCTACATCCTGCCCATAGCAAATTCTAGAAGAAACAATATCTTCTGGATTTGATACATACAATCTTTCTTGAAAAGAAAATGTTTTTGTTTCCACGGCATCTGTTTCTTCAAACTCAATTCTGCTATACTCTGAATTATAATAGGCATCTCCAGAGGCAAGCTCTTCTAGTGCTTTTATTCCAGGATACCTATATGAAATGTCTGGTCTTACTGAGGCCGAGTTTAATGAAAAAAGAATTCCATTATTTGAATAAACAATTTGTGAGTACTTTGTCTCTTTGTATCCAGACAGATAATGATTTAATATTTTTGCTTCTTCTAGCTCATAGGCATAAATTGCTGCTGAATCAACAATAAATTTTTTGCCTGCGTTGGCTGGTCCCAAGGATAGGTTTAAGCTTGTATTATTAAATTTAAAGCTATCGGCAACTGGACTTTCAGAAACAATTTTGCCATCAACATAAAGTGAAATTGTATCTTTAGAAAACATACCTACAACATGCATGGCTTTATTTTTTGTAATCTTATGCCAAACCATCTGTGTTGGACTACATTTAAAAATAATGTTTTCATTTTTATAGAATAGGCCAATTGAATTTTCTGCATCTCCCATAATAAGATATTCTGAGTTGTCATCTTTAGCTGGACTAAACCATATTTCAAATGCGAATGGACCGTCTGGATTTCTATTCATACCAAGTCCTAGGGCTTTTAGGCTTATCTGTGCATCTTCATTTATCTCTGTTCCTCTTACCCCCGCCCCAATAATAGGAAGAACTTCCATGGCTGAAGTATTAATTGCATACCCCTCCATGGAGTTTCCAGTGTAATCAATTATTGGCAGCCCGCTTACTGCGGCATATGAAACACCGTTATCTTTTAAAGCTTGATATGTTGGATATAATGTAGTTAAATTACTGTATACACCAGCTTCGCCAGAACGAACTTCATCCAATAAGAAAAATGCAACTGGGTTATCTTTTAAGACAGTATATTTATATGACATGTCTTAAATCTCTTCTAGGGCTTTAACTCTCGCTGTAAGCTCTTGTACTGCTTTAATAAGTGGTGCAATGAATTGATCGTATCTTAGGCCTTGCATAGAATCTTCTTGTGATACATCCATCTTAACCCATCCAGCAAAATCTTCTACGCCAGATGCATCTAAAACCTCTTTTACTTCTTGTGCAATAAGTCCGTAATGCGTTCTTGATCCAGGTATAGAAACTAAATCTCCATCAACGACTTCTTTTCCGTCTTCAATAAACTTATAGCTTACTGGATTTAAATTATTTATAAAATCAAGTCCTAGAGCAGAATTAATAACATCTGTTTTTAATCTTTGATCAGATGTATTTATTGTTCCAGTATTAGAATATATTGTTTTCCAAAATCTATTTGATGATACGCCAGCGACTGCATCTATTGGCTGCCCAATTGAATATAGATTGTTTGCTATTGGGTACCAGTTTGAATTTACTCCATACCCTGCCGTAGTTGGGATATTTAAAGATATTGTAGTTGGTACTGGATCTATTGTTGCGCTTGATCCAGGAATTCCTTGCGGGCCTGTTGCTCCAGTTGCTCCAGTTGCGCCTCTTGGAATTGTAAATGCAAATACTGCTGCTGTTGAAGTTCCAGTATTTGTTACTGATGCATTTGTTCCAGGCAAACTAGTGGTGGTAGTTCCTACTGCTAAAGTAGTTGGGCCCTGCGGCCCCTGCGGTCCAGTTGGGCCAGCGGGCCCTTGTGGCAAAACTAAATTTAATGTCTGTGTTGGTGATGTGCCAGTAATTGTTGCTGAGGCAGATCCGCCTTGCTCTACTGTTCCAATGCTTAATACATTAGAAGGGCCTGGACCACCAATAATTCCATCAATACCTCTTGGTAAAGTTAGATTTAATATAGCTGCTGATGCTGTTCCAACATTAACAACAGATGCTGGAGTAGAAGCGCTAACTGTAGTTACAGAGCCTACTGATAGGGTTCCTGAAGGCCCTTGTGGGCCTGGATGAGCATCTAGGTAGGCATCTACGTCAGCAGCAAGGTATCCGAGGTCTCTGGGTACGTCTGGGGTGTCTGTGTATACTGGGTATCTAAAGCCCTTGCCTGTTGTGCTCATTTTTTTATTATACCACCTATCTATTTAATATATACGTGTGCTGGACTCATGTATCTTGTTCCAGAAATAATAGGTTTTACTTCGTGGATATATGGCTCTTGAGATGGAAACATTATTAAGCTTCCAGCTGCTGGCTTTAACGTAACATTTTGATTTGGAAAATGAATTTCTCCACCTTCGTAGTCGTCATTTATATAAGTTACAAGAGAGAAGGCTAAGTCTTTATTTCCATCTTGACCATCAAAGTGTGGGCCCATTGATTGTCCTTGATTCCATTTTTTAATTGGAATTTGATTTATTTCTAAATTGTAAT